AGTTTGGGGCCACCATCGAAGCTTTCACGTACCCGGCCGAGTTTGGTCAGTGTGATGGTACGGCCGAGCCAGAGGCTGGTGTTCTGCTGGGTCAGCAGAATCGTAAGCTGTTTGGTCTGAGTTATCGGACTAAGCTGGGTAACGACGTGGATGGAAACGACCACGGGTACAAGATTCATCTGGTCTATGGCTGCTTGGCTGCTCCTTCGGAGAAGGCTTACACCACGGTTAATGACTCCCCTGAGGCTATTACTTTCAGCTGGGACGTTACCACCACGCCGGTAGCCGTTACGGGCTTCAAGCCGGTGGCTAGCATCACTATTGACTCGACCAAGGTTACTCCGGATGCGATGACCACCCTGTTGAATTTCCTGTATGGGACTGTTGGTTCGGAACCGAGTCTTCCTCTGCCGGATGCTCTGCTGGCTATCTTCGCTGGCTCGCTGACTCAGGTTACGCCGACTGCGCCGACGTACAACTCGGGTACTCACACGATCACCATCCCGACGGTTACTGGTGTTACCTACAAGCGGAATGGCGTTACGGTTACTGGCAGTGTTGTCATCACTGTGGACACCGTCATCACTGCACAGCCGAATGCCGGTTACAAGTTCCCGGCTGTTACGGACGACGATTGGTTCTTCAGCTACGCGTAAGCAGACAAGAATTGGAAGGAGGGATCAGAGAATGCTTTCCATTAATGTCGTTTTGGAAGAACTGTTTGACGAACAAACAAACACTTTTCAGCCAGGCAGAAGTGTTTGCCTTGAGCTGGAGCATTCTCTGGTCTCCCTTTCAAAATGGGAGTCAAGATTCCGTAAACCGTTTCTTAGTACTCCTGATAGAACGCGCGAAGAAACTATTGGGTATGTCGAAGCTATGCTTTTGACTCCGGATGTTCCTCCGGAGGTTCTTTTGAAAATAAATCAGGACAATGTTGACCAAATAGTTGAATATATACAAAATCCTATGACGGCCACGTGGGTAACAGAGAATCCTAACTCACCGCCAAGTCGAGAAATTATTACATCTGAGCTTATCTATTATTGGATGATCTCTATGCAAATTCCTTTTGAATGTCAATATTGGCATCTTAATCGACTTCTTATGCTTATTAAAGTATGCGTGCATAAAAACGCACCTAAGAAGAAGATGTCGCCAAAAGATCTAGCGGCAAGAAATAGATCGCTTAATGCACAGAGACTCGCTGCCATGAAAACTACGGGCTGAAAGGAGGCGCCATGCCGCGACTTACGTGGGATTCTACAGGAAAGAGATACTACGAAAACGGTGTCGATCGAGGCGTCCTTTATGTCGATGATGTCGGCACCCCGTGGAATGGCCTAACTAGTATTTCGGAAGAGCCATCTAGTGGCTCTTCAAAAGAATACTATATGGATGGCATTAAATACTTGCAACTTTCTTCGTCTGAAGAATTTGCTGCAACTATCAATGCATACACATATCCTAAAGAGTTTGGTGTATGCAATGGAACCAATGAAATTCGAACTGGTTTGATGTTGACTCATCAACCGAGAAAATCGTTTGGGTTGTCTTATCGTTCTTTTGTGGGCAACGATGTTGATGGTAACGAACATGGCTACAAGCTGCATATTGTCTATAATGCTCTAGCAGCACCATCAAATGTTACGCATAATTCTCTAAATGATTCACCGTCACCAGTAGATTTCTCATGGGCTCTCACAACTAAACCTCCTATTCTTACTGATTATCGACCTACGGCACATGTAATTGTTGACACCAGATATGCAAGTGCTTCTGTAGTGTCCGCGTTGGAAGATGTTTTGTATGGAACGAATTCCCTTACAGCACGCCTTCCAACGATTTCAGAAGTAATTGCGCTGTTTGATTCGGTTGGTGCACTTGTCGTTACCGATAATGGCGATGGAACATATACAGCAGTTGGTCCCGACTCCGCTATTACTATGTTGGATGCGACAACATATCAAATTACCTGGCCTACTGCTATATTTATTGATGCAAACACGTATACAATTTCCTCCTGATAGAATGAGGTCCTCATGGCTACAGTAACTGGAATCACTGCCGCTCGTGCTGCAGCCATCGAGGCGGCATCCGTTGTTAGCGGCACCATTAACGGCTCTGGCCATCTTATTCTTACCAAGCATGACGGATCAGTGATTGACGCTGGATCTGTTGTTGGCTCTTTGGATACTGATCTTAACACTATTGCGGCATTGACTCCTACGAACAATGATACTATGCAGTATATTGGCGGTGCATGGGCTAATCGCACGCCGTCTCAAGTAAAAACTACCTTGGCTATTGCTGAAGCAGATGTAGCTAATTTGGTAACCGATCTCGCTGCGAAGGCCCCTATTGCTTCTCCAACATTTACTGGTAAAGCAACCTTTGTGGCGACAGTGCATACACCAGTAGCGATTTCTTTGGCTGCAGGTCATGCAGCAATCGATGCTAATACGGGGCACGTGTTCGACATTGCTGCCACTGCAAGTTTTACTCTGGATAACCCAAGCAACCCAACAAATGGGCAAGTGATTCACTTGCGCATTACTCAAGATGCTACTGGTGGACGACTTATGACGCTGGGATCGGCATGGTCTGCTGGGCCGAACACGGTAGCTTTGTCTACGGCGGCCAATAAGCGTGATCATCTTATTGCGCAGTATCATTCCGGTTCGGGTAAGTGGGATATCACCGGCTTCCAGGCAGGTTTCTAATGACTATTGCAGTAGATAATTTTGGAAGCACAGTAATCACAGCAGGTGCAACGTCCAGGGCAATTAATTTTAGCGCTGCTACAGATGGAACTTGGGTGTATTGCTGGGTTTCTTTGGGCGGCGCTGTAAGTGCTCTGACAGTTGCTGGATTTACATCCGTAGTTACACCTTCAGTTGAAGGAACAGCCATGTATTATGGACTGTTTCGACGTAAGAAGGTTGCTGGAGACACTACCGCAGCTATCAGTTGGACTGGATCTGCTAAAGGCACTATTGTTTGGGTATCTGTTGCTGGCGTAGACGGTACCACTCCTGATGAATCGGCCACTATCGCCAACAATGGAACTACATCTCGGACGGGTGTTCCTACACCATCAGCAACGCCGACTGCAACAAATCGTTTTGCTTTAGCATTCTTTGGAGCAAGAACAACTAACAGTGCCAACAAACCTATTTCTTGGACTGCCGACGCGGGACTTATAGAAGTTATCGATATTGATAATAACGCTGCCGCTTCAAGTCCTTGGATTGGAGCACAAATAGCTATTTCTCCATCAGCAGTAACAAATGCGGCTCACACATACACGGGATCGCACAATGTGGCAGAATCGCATGATGGATCTGTATTGCTGTATCTTATTCCAGCAGCTGGTGGTGGCGGAGGTTCTTCCAATTGGGGCGGAAGTTTCGCTGACGCCATGTAAAAAAGAAAAGGAGCCAATGTGATTTCTTACACAGTTACTGGCTCCTTTGCCAGAACAGAAACATTTCTAAAAAGCATGGAACATCTTAATATACCAGCAATATTGCGTAAATATGGTCACATAGGCGTTCAAGCATTGTCCAATGCAACACCAATCGAAACAGGAAGAGCAGCTTCTTCATGGGGTTTTGAAGTAACATCCCAAAATGGTTTGCACACAATTGCTTGGACTAATAATGACGTAGAAAATGGTTTCCCAGTAGTTATCATGCTTCAATACGGGCATGGTACAGGCACAGGAGGTTACGTGCAAGGTCGTGACTTCATTAATCCAGCTCTACGTCCTATATTTGACCGAATCGCCAACGAGGTATGGAAGGTGGTGACCTCAGCGTAATGAGCAGTATTGAAGAACGCATTGTCAGAATGCAGTTTGACAACAAACAGTTTGAACAAGGTGTCAAATCGACTCTTGGTCAGATTGATGCTTTGAACAAGGGCTTGAAATTTGAGGGAGCCACCAAGGGCCTTAACGAACTAGGGAATATAGCTAGTAAATTTTCCATGGCCGGCATTGGTCAAGGAATCGATGCCATTGCAGAAAAATTTAGAGCTCTATCTATTATTGGAATCACCGCACTAACTAATATTGCTAATCGGGCATTGAATGCTGGCCTACAACTCACCAAATCTCTGACCATCCAACCTATTCAAGCCGGTTTTCAAGAATACGAAACAAACCTTAATGCCATTCAAACTATTCTTGCCAACACTGCTCGAGAAGGAACAAATCTTAAGCAGGTTACTGCGGCTCTAGATGAATTGAACACATATTCGGACCAAACCATTTATAATTTCGGTGAAATGGTCCGTAATATTGGTACGTTCACAGCCGCTGGTGTTAGTTTGAAGACCTCTACTGAGGCAATTAAAGGTATTGCGAATCTTGCTGCCATCTCTGGATCGAATGCACAGCAAGCATCAGCAGCAATGTACCAGTTGTCCCAGGCATTGGCTGCGGGTCGTCTTACTCTAATGGACTGGAACAGCGTTGTTAACGCTGGTATGGGTGGACGAGTATTCCAAGACGCGATTATTGAAACAGCTCGCGTTCATGGTATCGCTATCGACAAGATGATCAAAGATACTGGCAGTTTCCGGAACACTCTGGAAAAAGGCTGGTTGACTAGCGACATCTTGACTGAAACGCTGGCTAAGTTTACTGGTGACTTGACTGCCGCGCAGCTCAAGACCATGGGGTATAACCAAAAGCAAATTGAAGGCATTCTTGCTTTGGGTAAGACGGCGCAAGACGCTGCTACTAAAGTTAAGACCATGTCTCAACTTATCAATACACTTCAAGAAGCTGTTGGATCTGGTTGGTCCAAAACGTGGCAAATTATCTTTGGTGATTTCGAAGAAGCCAAAGATCTGTTCACCAATATCAACACTGTTATTGGTGGTTTTATCTCTGCGTCATCCGATGCCCGCAACAAAGTTCTTGCTGACTGGAAAGAACTAGGCGGACGAACAATTCTGATTCAAGCTCTGTCAAACGCATTCAATGCTTTGATAGCCGTCTTGAAGCCTATTCGAGATGCATTCAGAGAGATCTTCCCAGCAATCACGGCAAAACAACTCCTTGATTTGGTAGTCTCACTTCGAGATTTTACTGAAAAGCTCAAAATAGGAGGAGATACTGCAAATAAACTGAAGAGAACATTTGCGGGGCTCTTCGCTATTCTCGGTATTGGCTGGGATATTATCAAGCAAGTTGCTACAACACTGTTCCATTTGTTTGGTGTTGCTACTAATGGTGCTGGAAGTTTCCTTGAGGTTACGGCCAAGATTGGTGACTTTCTTGTAGCATTGCGAAATGCTATTAAAGAAGGCCATGGACTTGAAACTTTCTTTAGCACTATTGGAAAAATTCTTTCTGGTCCACTTACTTTGATTAGACTTCTTGGTCAAGCTCTTGCTCGAGTGTTTGATGGATTTGATCCTGAAAAGGCTGCCAAGGGAATTACCGGATTTATCGCTAAGTTCGAACCATTGTCAAAACTTGGCGATTTGTCCGACAAGACGTGGTCCAAAGTTGTTGACGTACTTCATGATGTTTGGGATAATTTCTTCCCTCTAGCACAAAAACTAACAAAGTTCTTTGGCAATTTGGCACACATGATTATGACCGGTTTCGATGGTGTTGATTATCGAAACATTCTAGCAACAATCAACACAGGATTGTTTGCTGGCCTTGCTGTCTCGCTTAGCGGTTTGATCAAAAAGTTTAAGAGTGGCATTGATGGTGGAAAGTTCCTCGATTCTATCATGGGGCCATTTAACGAACTAACGGGCACTTTGAAGTCCATGCAAAACACTTTAAGGGCAGCCACACTTCTTCAAATTGCTATTGCTGTAGCAGCATTGACCGTATCTGTTGTTGCATTGTCAAAAATTGATGCGGCCGGTCTTACTCGAGCGCTCACAGCATTGACTGTGATGTTTACTCAGTTGTTTGCTTCTTTGGTTATATTTGAGAAGATCTCAGGGTTCAAAGGCTTGGCTAAGATGCCTTTGGTCACAGGAGCTCTTATTCTTCTCGCTATTGCCATTGACATTCTAGCGAGTGCAGTAACCAAACTTGCAGAACTTGATTGGAATGGTCTTGCCAAGGGTCTTGTTGGCGTAACTGTTATTCTTGGCGCGCTTATTGCCACCGTAAGACTTATTCCTAACGAAGCCTCTCTCATCAGCACAAGCATCGCGCTTAACTTGCTTGCTGTTGCAGTAAAGACATTGGCTAGTGCAGTGATTGATCTTTCTGGCCTTAGCTGGGAAGACATGGCTCGAGGGTTAACCGGAGTTGGTGCTGTCTTAACCGGACTTGTTCTCTTTACCAAGTTTGCCGAAGCTGATAAGGCAGGGATCCTTCAAGGTGCAGGCATCCTATTGCTTGCTGCTGGAATTAAAATACTTGCTAGCGCTTTGATTGACATGTCTGGATTGAGTTGGACTGAAATTGGTAAGGGCCTGTCTGCTATGGCAGGTGGTCTTACTATCATGACAGCAGCTCTTAATCTACTCCCGCCTTCTTCTGTGCTGTCCGCTGCCGGCGTTCTAGTTCTAGCGCTTTCGCTAGGCAAAATTGCCGATGCTTTGGTCAAAATGGGAGGGATGAGTTGGGGAGAAATTGGGCGTGGTTTGACTACGCTGGCTGGAGCTTTGACACTCATTGTTCTCGCCATCGATCTTCTCCCACCAACGGCAGCACTTTCTGCCGCGGGCATTCTAATTGTAGCATTGTCGCTAGCAAAGATTAACGAAGCATTCCAAAGCATGAGCAAGATGTCTTGGACTGAAATAGCCAAAGGGCTTGTTGGACTTGCTGGAGCTTTGACTATTATTGCTGTCGCAATCAACCTCATGACTGGTGCCATTGGTGGTGCTGCAGCGCTATTGATTGTTGCTGCATCATTGGCTATTCTTTCACCCATTCTCCAGACATTCAGTCAAATGTCTTGGACTGAAATGGGTAAGGGTCTATTGATGCTTGCAGGAGTCTTTATTGTTATCGGAGCTGCAGGACTACTGCTTGCTCCAGTAGTGCCTATTCTTATTGGTTTGGGTATCGCTATTACCTTGCTTGGCGTAGGAATGCTCGCCGCGGGAGCGGGAGTTCTT